AGGGACTTTTGCAGATTTAATCACTTGAAAATTAAATGTTTAACAGCATATATTTAATTTTTGTCATCTACTAAAGTGCCTGCTTGTCGGTCAGCTTACCGTTACCGGCTTTGCTCCATTCTTCCTCCTGTTTTCTTATCGCATCAATCTGTTTCTGATAATCAAGGTCAATCTGTTTCAACTTCTTTTCCGTGCCTTCTCCCATCAGGTTGATTTCATCCTGTTGGTTCTGACGGTGAAGTGAAAGAAGTTGCCCGTCTAGCTTTTCCTGATTTTCTTTTTGCTTTTTTGCTAGATTTTCCTGTCTGGTCAGTGCGCTTCCGGTTACTCCGCCCAGCTCCTTGTATGTCTTTTCGGATGCCTCCATCTTATCTTTGGCTTCTTTCACCTGTTTCGATGTAGCCGTCTGATCTTTGATTAAGGCCTCATACCCTTTTTTCGCTTTCTCCCATTCGACTTTAGCATTTGCCAAATCCTCTTGATATGTAGTTTCTTGTGTTTCCTGTCTGTTCTCAACTTCCAATTGGGTATTGATTTCTGACAAGACATCTTTTCTTGCGTTTACCAATTCATTCTTCAGGTCTTCGATACGCTGTGCCTGAACCTTCATTTCGGAACGGTTGTTCTCTTTCCTTGCCAGATTATAAGCCCATTCTGCACTTTTTATTTGTTGTTCCAAAGATTCGACTATAGCCTGTTTTGACTGTGTTCTGGATTTTGAAACCTCTTCATTATATGCCTTCCAAAACCCAGTCAAGTCATGTATATGACCTTTCTCATCGACATACTTCTTAAAAAGTACAGGATATAGTTTCTCAATGTCTTTTAAGGCTTTAAGTTTAGTGGTCTCGGCTTCCACCTCGCTATTAATGGTGCTAACAAGACCTTCCAAAGTACGTTTCCGATCTTCTTCGTCCGTGTCTAGTTTTTCTATTTTCTTGTTATACGAGTCCAAAGCACGTTCAGCAGATGTTGTGCTGTCGGATAATGCCCACATGGCAGCTCCAAGCCCTACAACTGCCGTTGCCAATAACACATACGGATTAGTAAGCATGACAGCGTTCAACGCTTTTTGTGCTGTTGTCTGCAAGACCAGCCATCCGTAGTGGGCACGTTCCGCTACAGTCTGGGCAGCTATGCCGGAGGTTTGAAGCGACTGAATGGCTGTTACGGTCATGACTGCAACCCTGTATGAACCGTATGTAGCAACAAGTCCGGTCAATAACCGACCTACCTTCTCATAGTTCTCCACCAGGTAAGACATGCCGGACAAGGTCTTGTTGATGACACCCTCGTTTTGCTTTCCGATTTTATTGAACATGGTGTCAATTGCATCTTCGATATTGCTTATTTGTCCGGTAATGGTTTTGGATTGTGCTTCCATCAGACCGCCGAATTTGCCGCCTTCATTGGTCATGGATTCAATGGCCTTCTGCACTTCGGGGAATCCTACTTTTCCTGCTGTCACAAGTTCGCCTACCTTGTCTTTGGTTACTCCGAATTGTTTGGCAAGTTCATCGGCCAATGGAATTCCACGTCCCATAAACTGACGTAGGTCCTGTGTGAAGAGCCTTTCTTGTGTCATGGTGGTACCATACAGCCAGACCAGATCGTTCAAAGGGATGGATAGTCCTGCCGCGATATCCCCAAGCCGGACAAGCGTATCATTCACATCTTTAGCCTCCGTACCATAGGCTAACAGTTGTTTCGCACCATTGGCTACATCCTGAAGGTTAAATGGAGTGATGGCGGCGGTACGTACCAGTTGGGACATTAGTGTGTCCGCCTGTTCCTTGTTTCCAAGCATTGTCTGGAATGCCACTTCAAGCTGCTGGAACTCGCCGCGTACACGAGCTATGTCACTGATGAGCTGCTGCGCTCCAAGACTGATTCCGAAAGTGGCTGCGGCCGTGGTCAGTCTTCCAAATATCTTCTCAATACTCAGCCCGCTTTCTTCAATTTGTCTTGATGTGTTGCGTACTCCGTTGCGTGCTTCTTCTAGCTTGCGTAAAAAGTTGGAGTTATCCCCAGTTATATCAAAATGCAATCCAGCCATAGTCTTTTCGATTTGATGGGTATCATGTGCATTGACATGACATTTGTTCTATTTTTCTTGTTATAAAATTATAGACCCCGTAATTTTTTTGACTGATTATGAAAATATTGTTCTGTTTTTCCGATTCATTCCTCAAGCAGGGCTTTGATACGTTCCCTGTTCTTTGGATTCCCGGCATCGATTATTTCTTCTGAACCAGATATTCCGAGTTGTTTCATTTCGTCAGAGGACAGATATACAGTCGTGATGGCATCAGCCATTAACATCCTTAGATTGATATAGCTGATGCCCCATACCACATAATCAAAAGTCCATCCGTATCTTTGGCAGGCAAAGTCTATCATTGTTCCGTAGGTGCTGTTGCCTCCGAATGAGATACTGCTATTGTTCTTTTTTACTTTGGCTATCCGTTTTCTTTCCGTATTTTCTTTGTCTATTCCGAAATGCCGCAGGAAGGTATCCATATTATCACTTGTAAGAATGAGAACCAGTATGGTAGCAAGTTCCTCCTCAGAGAGTGTTCGGGAAAACAATTTTGTACGCTTATCCACCTTGCTATTGTCGAACAAATCGTTCTTCCGGTTGAACGTGGAGTAGGAGAGTATGCGGCAGACAATATCACGTTTCGTTTTGCAGATCCTTATGGCTTCCATATAAGGATTGGTGGAAACAACCTGTTTGCTTATTTCGAGGGAATCAAATAATCTGGCCAAAAGATACATTTTGCCGAGTGTGACGGGATGGATAAAGAAAGACCGCTTGCCAACGGTAAAGCCGGCAGGTCTTTCCATGATGGCGTCGGCCACATCCATCTCAATATTTCGCTCTTTGTCATTCATAAATCATAAATTTGATGCAGGTTTATCCTCCAACCTGTAAAGGACGTCTTTCCGTTTGCCTGTTCTCTGAATGGAAAATTATCATCCGGCAGAAGTGTACACCGCGTTTACTTCAACTGTTTCCCCATCTTTAACAGTAGCGGATGTCTGTGTAGGCAGTGTTTTTCCTTCGATATCTTTATATATGATTGTCACAAGACCGGCTTTTGTGGTAATTGAAGTACCGCTATGATGCCAGTCCGTTTCTGTAGATAATTTCCACATGCCGGCTCCGCCATCATCTGTGATGATCACTCGAAGGCTGCCGGCACCATTAAAATTTACGACTTCGAATTTTACCTGATTGCCGGTCTTAGGTTTCAATACGTCAGCGGTATATTTCCACTTGGTGCCATTATCTGTGTCGTATGTATCCTCCAAGGACAACACGCTTCTGTCGATTATGATACCTTCAACAGTTTTGTCTTCAGGCTGGAGCTTGACAGCGTATTCACCTGTAATCACACCATCTGTATCTTCCACCGGTTTTCTACGGCCTTTGCCAGCCCGGATTTCAAACTCAAACGTATAGGTGTTTGCCGCATACTTGACAGCCTCGTTTTCTCCACCTTCAATCTTGGCCTCTTTCTTCGCACCTTTTGTAGGTGTCAATTTTGTAGAGTTCTCGACAGGTGTCGGTATATCAATCCAAGATGAAGGAGCTTCTCCGCTGCTTTGCAGCTTTCCAATTTTGATAGTACATTTTCCCCAAGATAATTCCATGATCTTATTCGTTATTGAATGAATATAATAGTTTATTGTTAATGAAGTGCTCGTTCTTTCCGTTCACTTCAAGCACCCTTTGTTTATTCAGCGTGAAGCGGTAGCTTTCTCCATGCCCTGTTTCCAATACTTGGATAGCGACTTTGCAAAGTTCTCTACAGCGTGCATCATTCATTTCCGCCTCGCCATTACGGATATTGTCCTTTACATAAATGTTCACATTCACGAAAGCTTCCTGTATCTGTCCGCTTCCATTTTCAAGGATTGATATGACTATATCCTCCCTGTCAGAGTTGGATGGTCTTTTTGATGCCTTGCAAAGTTTTCCGTTCACGACTTTTTCCAAAAGGGAACCTTTGATGTGTTTGTAAATATCATCTTTGATTTCAATATCAGACTTCATCATGATGCAAGTTGCTTTTTCAGTTTACTCATCATTCCCGGTAGTTCCTTTCTTGCAAACAGTTCGGCGGATGCAAGTACATTCTTATTTTCCATTGCTTCCACAAATTCAGCATAGTTCATTCCGGCTACTACAACAAGTGCGTAGCCATTCGCGAATTTTTTAGACAATTCCTCAATAAGTGCCTTGCCTTTCCTGACTCCCTCATTACCTTGTCGTACTTGTGTGAAATCTGAGTATTCAAGTATTTTTCCGTTGTGGATAATGGCATAGCCAATCGAACTGCGTAAGTTTCCTGACCGGTCATACCAGCTTATCTCCTGCGGTCTGTTCCTTGCTTCGATCACACACAATTCTCCAAGGTAGGAGAGGGCGCGGACAGTTAACATTTCAACACGTTCTTTTTCCTTATTGATAAGGGTGTCTATCCGACTTGCAGGTGTCGTCATTTTTATACCCATAGTTTCGCATATAGTTGATAACGATGAAACCCTTTGACCTCACATTCTCTAACGATATCTCCTGACAGGAATAACTTCACATGATCTCCAACAGTAAATTCCCGGCATTCAGCATCAAGACGTATCGTGGCTGAATAGGTACGGACTGCTCCGTCCTCAAATTGCTTTTGTTCAGCTTTTCCGGCCGGAACATTCCGGCATGGGATATCACCTTCCCATCGGCTTTCACCCTGGTGGTAATCGCCGTTCTTGTCTTCGTAACCGGGAGTGGTAATAAGATATTGCAGCTTATGTGGTCTATCATCAAGTATCATGATTATTTTCCTATATAGACTATCGGTTCACCAATGTTTTTTTCTGTTTCGCCTATTGAATTATAGATGCCGTTGGCTAACGTCAGTATATTATCCTTGTCAGATAGACTTAAGGAAACATCTCCTTCTGTAAAGTTGGGCATCTGAATCAGGCTCATGAGACAGTCGGCCACAGCACCTTTGAACGGTTTGCTTTTAAGAATGTCGATGGTGCATATTTCATTTCCGTCCAGACTTCTTTCAAGCAAACGGTTTTCAAAGAAGCCACTACTTAATTTGTAGTGGACTTCATCTTTCAATGCTTGCAGGACAGTTTTCATACATTATTCAGACTTGTGTGATTCCACTGTGGCTTTTAAAGTGGCTTCATCTTCATCGTTCAGTTCGTTGACACGGGCGATGATCTTTTCATCGGCAGATTTCGCAGTCAGCTTGCCACCGGTTATCTTGTTAAGCTCCTGAACGAACTCCGTTTTTTTGTAGGTATGTCCCCAGATGGTGACTTTCACATCTGTTGAATCTTGGGCCTCCTTTTCTGCGTCAACAGTTTGTGCATCGGTGATATCCTGATAATAAATCTGGTCTACTCCTTCAATCACGGTAAGCGCAAGCATCTGTCCAGCGGTAGTTTCCACCAAAGGGTTAGCGGTTCTGAAACGGCTGATAAGTTTCATCTCATCAACTGTGGTATAAACCACTCCTTCCACCGGGCTTGTCTTTTCTGCTAATGTCCCCCAGACCAAACTGCCGACATTTTCGGTAGTCAGATAAACCAAGCGGTTTGCGTTCCACGGTTTGTAAGCCTTGCGTACACCGTTTTTCTCATAAATGATCGAACGGTCAATCTTCAGGAATCTGACACCGTTATATTGGTCGGCGAAAGCCTCGTCAAACAATGATGAGGTAGGAGTGGGCAGCGAGGTATCACTGTCGAAAATCTGCCCTCTGTATGTGGCGGCGAGTTCTTTGGCTCCTTGTGTCTGGCGCAGTTTTTTGTAGGTTGACAGGGCGATACAGATGACTGATATGGAATTGCCGTCTCCGTCAGCTGCGGCGAGCACACGTTCTATGTCATCCAAGGTTATCTCGCCGGGAGTGGTCACACCAAATCCGTTTTTCGGCAGGTAACCGAAATTGACACGCAGTGCTGTTCCGACATTGGTCAGATCCTCAACCGCTACAACCCCCTCGCATAAGGCTGTCAGAAAATTCGCCTCATTGGATTCGTCCAGCCCGATGGAGCAGAACAAAGGGTCTTCCGTCAGTTTGGATGCTATTTGTGTCCATTTTGCACCCTGGGCCTTCATGATGTTGATGGTATTGATGTCGGATTCTTCCATTACACGGGAGATACCCTGTTTGGGCAGTGTGCCGCTGGCATGGGCCAGTGAATCACGCTTCTTGATGGGAAGCGGAGAGTTCATGGAAACGGTGTCCGCTCTTACGTATGTGGTATCGATAGATGCGCTGGTCCATTTCTGGTCAGCGGAATATACTTTACGTAACATGGTCTTATGCAAGTAAGTGCGTTTTTTTGCACCATTGCGCTCGCCTCTCTCTTTTTCCACGATATTCTGTAACTTCGGGAAAATACGCTTGGATAAATCTGCAAATTGTGATGCAATCATTTTATTTTTCCTCCTTTATTTTTAATCGTGCATGAAATATAATGAAGGCAGTGCGGTCTTCAAGGCAGCTTTGATACTGTCAATAGGGTAGGGCAGGGCCTTGTCGTTGATCTCTCCGTCATATTGGATGGCTCCTCTTGCATCACTTGCAGGTGTCGTGCGCACCCATATTCCAGCATATTCGTAATTCTCAGGAAGTGAGGAATACGCATTATCTGACACGGGCATGGGCTTGTAGTCATATTCATCATTTGTACTGTGGATGATAATATGTCCGGCTTTTACATATTTTTCATTGAAGCCTTCCATGTTCAGAGAGCGGCCACCGATAATTCTTCCACCTTTGCGACGGATAACCACTGAATCCATTCTGGTCTCAAACGATTCAAGCTCGTTTGACAAATTTACTGTTCCTGGCATTGTCCTTTACTTTTTTTGATGCGGTTAGAAGTTATTGACAATACTGTCAATTTCTGCATCCGTTAATAATTCAATTTCTTTATCAGGCTTTCCTGTTCCTGCCGCAGGCGGCGTTCCCAATGTGGAGAGGCCGGCATCGGCACGTTCCTGGTTGTAAGCCTTTAAATCCTCTTCGACTTCAGATAGAAACTGTTCGAACTCCTCGTCATTCTCAAAATTCATTTTAGAGAAGCTTTTTAATGTGCGGTTGCCGAATGTGCCTGTATCTTTCAAGAGACTTTCAAGTTTGCTTTTGCGCAAGGAGCTGGTCTTCTCTCCCTCCAATGCAGCAAATCGGGCATCCTGTTGTTCTCTGTAAGCTTTGAACCATGCAGGCTCTTCGTCCTTGTTTTCCTCTTTGTCTTGGGGTTTCTTCTTTGAAGCTGGTTTCGGAGTATCATCCGGAAAGTTGTCATTCGGTTCATCGTCCGGTTCCGCTTCGGGGTGGTTTTTCTTCCATTCGTCAAGCAGACGGTTGGCTTGCGACTGGCCGAAAGTGAGGTAGGGGAGAACCGCTTCGATCTTTTCGTCAATCTCTGCGTTTACATCCTCTTCGGAGGCATCTTCTTGGGATTCAAGGTTATCGGCAATCTTGGCGGCGATACCCTTTAATTCCTTTGAGTTGAACCCTAACGCCTTCGCTTTAAGTTTCAACTTTACAAAAACTTGTTGTCTTCTGTCCATTGTAGAATGAATTTTAAGTTATTAGATAAAATAGTCTGCACGGTAAATGTATGCCAGCAGACTATTTCCGTAGAACTTAAAAACACTCTTAGAGCAATGAGCTTTCATGTCCTGTTGTGCTATAATGAAACGGGTCACAACGTGGCGTACATCTCCATACGCTATTCATATGCAAATATACTAATTTATTTGATATTCAAATAAATTAATCGCTTTTTTATGATAATTAGTGTATCTTTTTAGTATGTTCGCTGGTTATATGGCAGGAAATGCCAAGCTATCACCAAGGTTTTTTAGACACCACTGAGTCTTTAACTTAGCGGCAGTTAATTAAATTGTTTGTTATGGATTTTATGGGATAAAATGATGATATATGATTAATATACAATATTCGTAAAAAACTTCGAGATTTGCAAACAAATAGCAGGTGATTTGGCTGATGAGATTGGGAAAATAGTCCGTCAAGATGTTGTGCCAAAGTTTTCTAATTCGGAAACTGCTGCATCGAATATTATTTTTGAAGTGGACATGATTGGTTTTAAATCTTCCTTGAACAGGCGGAAAAAGACCGTGAATATTGGAAGAAATCAGGTAATAAGGCTATCATGAAAAAGATAACCGATTTGCTGAAAGATATCGCGGAGTACCCATATACAGGAATCGGCAAGCCGGAGCCATTAAAATATGAATTAGCCGGATATTGGTCGCGGCGGATTAATTCTGAACATCGTATCATCTATTCGGTGCATGATGATATAGTAACAAATATACTGAATTTCTATGAGATATCGTTATAACAAGTGAAAAAACGTAATACGAAGCGAAGTAAAAAAAACGCCTCCAATATTAATATTAATTAGAAGCGTTGATTTAAATGTTAAGCCTTAAAAGCTACATCGTGTCCAAGTCCTTTAGGGATATTCAATAAATGATCCTAACCCAAAATCCTGAATAAGCGTTTTGCTTCATCATAAGTAAAATGATTGAAAGATTAGAACAAAATTTTTGATTAAGAGTTTAACTTCGTGATGGTTCTTTCGCATCCAAAATAATCCAGTACATAAAGAGGAAATGCGCTTAATACTGCAACTTCGGGGCATTTATGACAAATGTGTTTTTCTAATTGTTTTGAAAAGATAGCTTCCTGCGATATCAAAGAAGTAGGCATAGTAAAAGCATCATTGACAAGAGCATTAGCTTTGCATAAATGGGCAGTAATCAGTTCTTGCCAAACTGTTTTTGTATATGAATTTACATTTGATAATTGTGGTCTGCTATCTGATGCAGCGACACTTTTGTAATGAGGTTCTTTCAAGCATTCTTCCTTGTTATGACATTCTTCTTTATATGGACAATTCTTACGTTTGCATTTTACTGTCAAAGACTTAAAGCTTTCTAAATCCTTGAAATGTCGTATGGCTTCCACCATTGGATAACTGATGTAAAGCATTCCTTCTTCAGTTTCGTCATTGAAGAGAGAAAGCATTTCTTTTATTTTATTGTCATCTGCCAACGTAGAATGAGCATCATAGTCAAAAAACAAATATATATAGGCAAAACTGTCTCGAGTGTAATTTTCTAGAATTTTAGCGTTCTCTGCTGTACGTTCTTTTAATAAGGAAACTATATCTATTGAAAACTCTTTTTCTTCTTTTATGGCACGATATAATTGGTATATCTCGGCATCAAATACACATTTTATGGAATTCGTTTTGCCCAAGAAATTATGCTCTAATTTCTCTATGAGTTTACTTTCTGTTTTAACTCCCTCAAAGATAAAAAGCGTTTTTTCCTTATTCATCATAAAAAGCTCCTGCGCGATAAATTTTTTCGATGTTATGACCAAAACGCAATTCTTTGTCCGTACAATCAGCCAAACACTTAATTTTGTTATTGTTTAGTATAAAATTGCAGTCTGGACGTAATAAGTCATTCGTCATCAAATATGTGTTATGTGACGATGTGAAAATCTGACAATCCAATGCAAACAACCGCCTGCACACCTCAAAAGCTAAGCGAAAATGATAGAAAGCATCAAACTCATCTATAAAGACAAACGAGGCTTCATCCATACGTTTCAGCCAAAAATACAATAATTGTAACGACTGTGTACCTGTTGATGCTACTAGTCTAAATGGAACTTCATTTTTATCTATTTGGCAAAGAATCTGCTTATCCGTAATATTATGTGCAATAAACTGGAAAGTCTGACCGCTTACTTTATGTAAAAAATCGGAGAAATCATCAAGTAGATTGTTTGTGATGATAAACTCATCCAACATTATTATATTTGTTTCAAGTCCAATAAATTCACGGACATCAAGATTCCTGAACCAAAGCATGGAGTTGACAAACCTGTTGAGTTTGATCAGATAATGTTCTGAATTGAGTGGATAAGATGTAAGCAGGAAGTTGATTACAGACACATTGTTGGCATTGCTCTGAAAGTTCTTTTCTATACTTTCGTCCATAGGGAACTGTTGCTTGTCAATACGAAATAAATTATTCTTCCGTTCAAAAATGTTCATCCTATTTACAAAAAAGCTTTCCTCTACCAGTACTCCGGCAGCATTCTTGGCATATATGTAATCTATTGTGTCATTGTCAAATTTGAATGTGTATTCAAATTTGACGACTCCATCATTGTTACCTGCATAAATGAAATTCACATAGTAATCTATTTTCTTCCATTTCGGAGATAAATGATTCTCTATATCGAATATAGCCAAACTAAAATTCGTCTTGCCTGATCCATTTGGACCATATATGATACCATTCTTTATGACACCATCTTTAATCACAGATCTGTTAAACTCATAATTGGCAGGATTGGATAAATCCCACTCAATACGATTGGCAAATCCTCTATAATTTGTTACTGCAAATTTTGTTAGCATATTGATTTTAACTTGATTCAATAGCAAAGATACGTATTATTTTGATAGTTCCGTAATTTTTTTACGATAAAATCAAAGGCTAATCATTGTTTTTTTCTGAACGGGTTGAAATCCGGGTCTTCATCTTCATCAACCACTCCGGTCAAATAGAGATTGGTGTTAGCTTCATCCTGCCAACGCTCAAAGACCACGCGGTCGGCTTCATCCTGACGCTCACGTTCTTCGGGTGTCATAGTGTCACGTTGGGAAGCGATACGCTTGTCTACTTCCTTTTCTCTTACCCTTTCTTCATCTATTTCTTTGATAACTTCATCTATGGAAGAGTAGCAAGCTTTTGCATAGCTGCATTCTGCACCATCATACTTAAAAGTAACGACTTTATCAGTTTCACTTATTATTTCGTATTTCTTCTGCTTTTTCATTGCTCTATCAAAATAATTCTGTAAATACCATCTTCCTCTATTCTGCGTTTTTTAACCAAGAATTTCGTCCGCCTATCGAACAAAATTTCATGTTGGTTTTCTAATGTAAAGATACCATTAAATTCCGATATTTTACTAATATTTCGCCCATTTTTACTCTGAATTTCAAAGATAACCCTTTTATGGCTTTTAGGTACTCCGGCATGGGAAACAAACTTTCTTGGAGTATCTTCATACAGGCTGGAAGACACAAAACCTTTATCCGAAACCACGTCACCGATACGGTCCAGAAAACGTTCCTGTAGCTTCTTCATGCTCATGGTTTCACCACGATATACAACACCTTCATGTTTGGGGAGTTTGGCAAGAGCCTGACTTATCAATGTACTTGCCACATCCACATACTCATCGTCAGTACCATTGCGAAGCCTGCGATTAATTTCACGGCTGGTGGCTCCTTTGTTGGTTTCTCCTACAGCCTGTGTGTAGGCATTTACAGCAGCCTGCTGTACTTCCAGGATATTTGGATAAGTCCGGTTGTAATATTCCACACGGCTCATGGCAAGATTAGTCCTACGTTTCCGCACAAATGCTTTCTCTGTCTTGTTATAGACATTTACCTTGAAATCTTCACGGATATACTTCCCATTATCCCGAATGAAATAAGGGGAGTTATCCCAGCTTTTAGTTCGATGAATATTATCGTTTATCCACTTCTTGAAGCTGTCCGGCACATCTTTCACTTCGTTCACACTTTCAGTACTTGCTTCACTACGTCCGTCCCATTCCCAAAATTCTTCTTCTGTTTTGAGGATAGGAATTTTATAGCATCTGCAATTAGACCCCCAAAAGCATTTCCCATTGCGACGGATATACATGATATGGTTTTTCTCCAAAGTAAGGTCATATACAAACCCATCGTAATGCTGAATCTCTTTATGGAACACTGTCGCCGTGACGGAATAGCATTCACGGATTGAATAACAATCGTAGTTTGAAGTTATGATACTTCCGTTGCTTTTGTGCGACACTCCAGCCTTGTTCACTGAAAAGGACGGACGATTCCCGGATTTCAGAATAAGCTCAGACAAATCCCCTGCCATACGTTCAGATACGGTAAAATAGAGGATTTCATCCTTGTCTGACTTAAACTCTGTTCCATGATTACCTACAAAAGATTTGCATGGTCGCCTGTATCCATCACAAAGCATAAAGGCATTAAGAAATATTCTGATCTGTCTGACAGATGCATTCTTTATCGCAGACGGTATAAATTTATGGGAACACTTGCCGAATATTTTCAGATAATTCCTTATTGGAGTACTATAAAATGCAACTTTTTGCTTGTCTAAATGTGGCTCAAATCCGATACGCTTCACGCAGTTTACAATTCTGTCCCGTGCAGGCTCACCTTCTTGTTGGGAGATAACAACCCCGGCGTTTCCCATTGTACTCCCGCCTGAAAGCCAATACCCCATAAACTCACAAAACAGGTCAAATGGTATTCTGATGTCGTCTATCTCATAAAATGCAACATCTTCCGACTCATATTCGCATCCTCTATAAAAAGCCCCTTTCCCCTTTGTGTACTCTTTAGCTTGGCAGTTCTTTATCCTGCCATCATTCTTGTTTAAATAAACCATATTATGTTCCGGTGTGACCAAACAGTCCAATGATTTATTGAAAAAGTGTATCATGTCACCATTATATCGGTAACACTGCCTATCCGTAAACTCTACCCACTCAGGTGTTCTGTTAGTAGGATTCAATGACAATATCAAATCATCATCAAATACATCTTTAAACAGTTTCCACCCTCTGTTTGTAAGCACTTCGCTGTCATCGGAATAACAATTCGGGTGCCAACCAACCCAAGTAAAATCCTTGGGATATTTCCCGGCAAGGGATTCGCATACAGTGCAAGGAAACTCTCTTCCGGAGCGTTTGATTTCATAACCTACCACAAAGTCCATTTGCTTCCAACGCTCATTTTCGGCGGTCCGGTAAGCCATATTGATTTCAGACCGAGCCAACCGGATAGAACGGTATTCACAATCTTTTAGATGTTCTGCACTTCCGTACTTCTCTTTGTAGTCTTTTTGGAGCGATGGAAAATCAAGGAGGTGTTTGGATATTTGCTTGCTTAGGGCAACGGCACTTGTTCCTTTCTGAATAGCACAGGAGATGGCGGCTTCCAGTTCCTCCTTGTAAACGGTGGACTGTTGCCAGAGTTTAGCCGATACATCAAACCCTCTGTCCCTGCGGTTCTGAAATGCTTTCAAAGCATCAGAATTGGTTTGATAGAGAACTTTGTACTTTTCTTTATCAATAGTGGCGGTATAGGCTTTCAGAACCTTGTCAGCCATCAAATCTTGTACCTCATTGCTATTCTTCCACTCATCAGAAGTACCACGATAGATAACAGACCGAATATCATCTACGAACTGAGCTTGAATGTCCGCAATAGACTTCTTGGTTTGCGGATAGTCAGAAAACTTGAAGACAGTACCAATGTCGGCATCATATTCAGTATTCAATGCAATCTTTGCGGCTTCCAGATTAAGAGTATCGTATATCTGCTCAACAAGGGCAACATATCTGTTTATCCGGCTGCTGAGTTCCTGATATTTCTTCTTCTGATTTGGAATGTTTGGTTTTGCCATACTATTCTGTTTTTAAGCTATTTTTTGGAGTGGGTAGAAAAAACATGGGGGGTAAGACAAAAAAGATTGTTCTGTTTTTAAGATTAGCTCACTTTTTTCTTGAACTTGTCACATACGTCACGGTTAAGAAAGCGGCTGGAAGTGAAAAATGGACAACGGCACATGAAGAACTCACCTTTCAAGTTCTTCTCATGTCGGTCATACGAATGCACACAATCCTTGCAATGGTATGAGGATATGTTAGAGGGTATCATCTTTTTTGACATGGCGTTATTCTTCAATTCTATCAGGTGCCGGCATTTCCAGCAGCCTGATAGCCTTAATCGTTTTCCTACCTTCCAAGATAGCTTTGCATAATCTATGGTATCCGTCTGCTATTTGTCCTACTTCATCCAATATAATAGGGTGGTCTAAAGAACAATCACGAACACGTTTGCATTGAAAGATGAAGCTATGAAGCTGACTACACTCAAATGGTTCAACAGTCAGGTCTATATTCCACAATGGCATATCACGTACAGGGTATTCCTTTGCTTTCGCGAAATTATAAAGTGTTTGAGCATTCCATATCTTATTGCCTCTGTGGTATTCACTTTCAGCGAAAGTCATATTATCTATTGGTACTTTCATGTTATTTACTTATTTAGCAAGGTGCGCCAGCGTTACAGACATCCAACGCACCCGTTACATTTTCTACACGTGGCAGATAGGCTATTGAACAATCTCCCAATCATCGGCAAACACATCGCTAATAGACGGAACCCATGAATCAGCACGCCCAGTGTTCTCGTTGTAGATAAGACACTGGCTTGTATAGTCAATAAATCCCTTACCTTTCAGAATAAGGTCTTTTGCCGATTGCGGAAGAGATTGCATCTTTGGAATAATGTCGCTATCTATATGAGCTGGAACCTGTTTGAATACCATTAATCCTTTCCCGTTCCATCCACTTCTACGAATTGGATAACCTGCTTTGAGAGCCATAATAGCCATGCCAAAATTCATCTTTCGTACTTTTGCGCCATCAGATCCTTGCATACGCTGTATGCGAGTATCAAGAAGCCGAATATAGTCGAACATAGTATAGCACTGCATTTCCAGTAAACACTTGTTGTATATATCATTAACGACTTCATCCATTTTCCCTGAATCTATGAAAATGGCCAACTTTACATATCTTCCATTGAGTTCTTCGGCTTCTATCTGCATACGGTCAACTGGTGTTTCGGCAATATTATACGCCTTTTCAAACGTATCTTTAGGACTCCAGCTTTCATATCCATCTTCATAACGGACATGATAACCCTCATCATCAAAATTTTCCGTTGACGGTTTTTCTCTAAGAAGATGTTTTCCCCACGCATCACCTCTTGTCATAGGTTCTGCTTCAATCTGTTTTGTTCCAATATACTTTTTCATATATCTGTAGTAATTTAATTATTCTCCAGGAGTATATGTACCGGTAATAGAGGCAGTGCTGTCATCGGTCAGAGTCGCTGTGCCGGTAATGATTGTACCTTTGATAGTCAAAGCTATTGATTTGATTTTTGCACCGGCATCGCCTTTATCTCCTTTGGGCCCAGTTTGTCCCTGTTCACCTTTATCACCTTTGGCGCCAACTACACCTGTATCTCCTTTCTGCCCTTTGAGGTTCTTAAAAGCGAAATTCAGCTTGCCTTCTTTCATTGTTACATCCACAGAAGGTGTACCTACATTCGCATCAACGCTGGCGGTTGCCCCGGTTACGGATGAGCCATTACCACTCGCTTGAGGTAATACAATCATCTTAGCGGCAGTAACAGCGGTAGTACTGACAATGCGAATCATTATCCCGGCAGGTACACAAAGGTCGATTACCCGCTGATAGGGATCGTGAAGTGGAATCGCATCATAGGCACTTGGTTCCATTTCAGGCATGTGCCGGTAGATTTTTAGCGGTTCAACATTTCCGTTGTCTATTTGAATTACACAATTGCCTTCAGAGGCGAAATCTGCGACAAATACGCCTTCTTGTTCTTTAAATACAATATTTTTCATATTTCCCATATTTGTTATTTACTATTCGGCACCTTCAAACAAGTTGTTCATCCTTGCCTGTCGGTCCGCTTTGTCTTCTTTTTGAATCTGGTTTAATGTTCCTTTGGGATCATTGGAGTAACCTGCCATTTCGATGGATTCAAGCTGGCTGAATATCGCTTTGCCTCCATTCCCTTTCATACATCTGTTAATCAGCGCGTCCTCATCATTCTGAATAAACGGAGTAATGACATGCTCAACTTCTATATTGTCAATCTCATCAGCCCATGAAGTATTCATCATTTTCAGAAATTCTTTGATGACATTACACTCCCGTTCAAAGAACTCTATCCAGGCACCTGACTCATCCCCGATTTTCAGATGGGCGTCAGACAATATCATTTGTCTGGCATCAAAACCTATGTTACCAAGACTTTTCATGTTTTCGAAAGATAGGTCTGGCATCTGGGCCTGCATGAAGAAAAGCTTGAGCAATGTATCCACATGATATTTCAGGGCTTCTATGGCCTGGGTCCATGAAACATAAGCTATGTCACCGCCATTCTTTAGACGGAACAATCTGCGGGCCTCTCCCTTGTCCTCGTCACCGACAAGTTCGCCTGTCACTTTCAATAAGGGGGCGGAATTGTAGGCTATCACGTCTGAGTTACGGGAGAGCGTGTATTCAATTTCCTCACGGATATGCTCTAGTCCATGAAAAACAGGAGCGGGGCGGTATGCATAAACTCCGGGAATCTTTTTGAGGATAATCCTTTCGGGATCTGTAACAGCAATCCAGCTGGCTTCCCCCTGTTGTTTCCACTTGTAATGACGGTCAGCGGTATATGTCTCAAAGAAAGTGACCTCCTTATCCTTTATCTTCTTCTTATATTCGAAGGACATGGCGATCATGTCTCCCCACTCGTCAAACAAGGGATATAATCTAACCCCGTCCATCGGCGAGTATGTCTTGCTTTTCAGCTTATACTTGCTGTTGAATCCGTATAGTGTGTTGGGTCTCTCTACCACATACCAGATGGTGAAAATTTCACAGGATGCAAAATAGGCATTGCCACGTCTGATGTTTTCGGAATCTATACGGGCATATTTATAGATTGCTTCAATAGCTTTGGTTATCTGCTGGCGTTTTTCATTTTCTTCCGTATTATGGTAGACACGTCTGACGGGAATAGCGAAAGCGAATTCCGTAATACGTTTCACAAGCAGTTTCTCCAGACCAAGATGAATACGCGAAGCCGGCTCGACTCTTCCATCAGATTTTATTTTGTCTTTACGAGAAAATTTATCAGTTACAATTTTATGTCTGGAAGGATCGTAATCTTTCAGCGACTTGCTCCATTCCGGCACATCCACTGATTTTTCTTTCAAATCACTGATAATGTCAGAAACAGGTCTTGTACTGTCAAGGATTGTGGTAATTTCGTCCATTGTTATACTGTTGTGTGGTGCAGCTTCGCACCGCTTGTTTTTTATTTGGATAGGAATTTATTCACGAAATATACTTGTCCTTTGCCGGTTACTTTGGTCGTGGTCGTGACAAGCATGGTACCATCCGGCTTGTTGATAGTGGTTTGCTTCAGCTCAAAAAGTCCCAATTTCATAGATTTCTGCGTCGGCTGATTGTAGTAGTCACCCTTTTGACAAAGATAACCATTCTCGCGCATCCAGCTAAACAAACGGTTCTGACCGATATTCACCCCATTTTGTTGTAATATTTTCGCCAGTTCAACAATTAAACAAGAGCGATGTGAAGTTGAGACAGCATCAGCAAAAAGGACTTTAGGAGCATCTTGCTGAATTTTCTGCTCGGCAACTTCTGCTTTTTGTTCGGCTTCAATACGTTTTTGCTTTTCTTCTTTTAAATTGGTGGCAAGCTGAATCAAAAAATCAGGTGAGGTCAAAGCCTTTTCAAGTGTTTCGTTGGTCATGTATGCGCCATGCTTGCGAATTGAAGGCAAAACTTCACTCGTCACCCACTTACGAAATGGCTTTGCCTTTTCGCTGTCACTGCGAATTATCACATCATATAAACCGCTTTCGGTTATAAATGTAACTTGTTGATTTCTACCTAACGAATCTATGGTGTCCATTTGGCGGACATCATCTTCTTCAAGCCTTGACCTGACATTTCTTGCGTTAGCAATGCCTATAACACCGCACACATCTGCCAAGCAAAAGAAAGGTTCGTTATTCTCACTCATTGCAATTCTTACCTTTCCGAATTGCTCATTCTCAAAAATTTTAATTGTGTTCATAATGTAGTTCCGTACTCCTTCATACGGTGGTTAGTTACACATAATACTGCTCCAAAAAGAAACCGGATAATACAATACGCACTACCCGGTAACGTGAAGGAGCACGCTAGCACCAAATGCTATGTCGCAAATATAATTATTTTATTTGAAAAACAAATAAAATAATATTTGTTTTTTATTTTATCTGCCATCTTAATATTGAAACAAATGTTGGCAAAAAATACATAGATATTAGGTAAAAATAGTTTTCTTGACGAAATGTTTACATCATTGTATATTAATATTTTATATGCTATTTTATGGAAAAAATCAAGAAAATAATTTATACTATTTATAATTTTAGCTTATATTTTTTTATTTATCTATTTGTTATTTTATAATAATATACTATATTTGCAACGATGATCCTTGAGAGGGAGAAATGAATGGAACTTTGGTGATTCTTAAAATTCAAACATGTACGGATATGAAACTTGGAGTTTTGATATTACTGTCCGCCTTTCTCAGTGGTGGATGTGTCTGTCCGGCACAGGCGGCCGGCTCCGTTCGGATGTGTTCATGTGAAAATAACTCCGAGGGCGGGGGATGTCATAAGTCAGAGTTGGCGGAGGGCAAACATGACCTTCATGGTGATGAAGTGTCCAAAGGAGCACGTACCGACATGGAGATGTCGCACCAACTGGTTCTAAAGACCAATCTTCTGTATGATGCTGCCCTCATGCCTTCGCTGGAGGTGGAGTATCTTATCAACGACCGATGGTCTGTCAATTTGGAAGGGGAGATGGCTTGGTGGAAGAACAATCATAAGCATAAATATTATCAGTTGGCTACCATAAGCCCAGAAGGGCGGTATTGGTTCAAGGCGAAGCGTCCGTGGCACGGTCATTACGTGGGGCTTTTTGGCGGATTCTCTTGGTACGATTTGGAGAATGGCAAGGATGGTTATAAGGGCGAGGCTGTGGTAGCCGGTCTAAGTTATGGCTATATGTTCCCGGTAAGCCGTAAGCTCTCTTTCGAGGCAGGTGTCGGCGTGGGGTTCATGCATGCCTGGTACGAAGAGTATCTGCCGATCGACGGGCATTATGTCTACCAGCAGAGCAGCCGGATGAACTATTTTGGCCCACTAAAGCTAAAGTTTTCCCTAGTGTGGCGGCTGTGGAACGGTGACAGAAAGAAAGGAGGTGTCAGATGAGAATACAATGGGGGCATATGGGAATACTGTGTCTTTTGCTGTGTACAGGTTGTCGGAAGGACCTGTGCTATGACCACGATCAGCACGGGACCAGTGTCAAGGTGGATGCGCAATTCAGTTGGGAGCAGGAGTGGGAACGTCCCTACGATCACAACTGGAAACAGGAGTGGAAGTCGGAGTGGAAGGGCAGCTACGATGAACTGCGTCCAGAAGTTGCCGGAGGTGTACGTCTGGTGACGTATCAGGAAGTAGCGCGTTCTGGCGAAAGCAATATTCCCGCAACGGGCGGACGTCTTCCTCTGCCGGAGGGAATGGCTTCGTTGCTCTTTTATAATAATGATACCGAATATATCGTGTTCAACGACCTGACAGCTGTAGCCACAGCTTCAGCAACTACCCGTACCGTGAGCAGGGGCAACTTCCAGAAGCCGCACGCTTCCGAGCGTACCATGAACCAGCCGGATATGCTCTATGGAAATTACGAGGAGAACTACGAAACAGAGCGCACCTTGGAGCCGGTGAAATTGCCAGTCAGGATGAAACCGTTGGTGTATACTTACCTGATACGCTACGAGTTTAAGAAAGGATTGCAGTACGTGGCCTTGGCACGAGGCGCATTGGCTGGTATGGCAGAGAGCGTCTACCTGAAGGATGGACATACGGGTGATGAGACTGCAACAATCCTCTTCGACTGTACGAAGGAGGATTACGGGGCGGAAGTCCGGGTGAATACTTTCGGTGTGCCCAACTATCCGGGCGATCATTACATCAGGGCGGAGCGGCGTTTCACGCTGAACTTGGAGGTAAAGCTCTATAACGGCAAGTTCAAGAATTTCGAGTTTGATGTGACCGACCAAGTGGTGGGGCAACCTCGTGGCGGTGTTATTGTGGTAGATGGAATCGAGATCTCGGATAAAGAGGGGTCAGAAGGCAGTGGAGCGTTCGATCCCACAGTCGAAGGCTGGGGCGATTTTATCGATATTCCACTACCTATTTAATGAAACTAGTTAACAATTAATATTCATATTAAAAATCAAAGCGAAATGAAAACGAATCTTTTTTTGTTAGGAATGGCCGTAGCGGCATTTTCTAGCTGTACAAATGAAGAAGTGACGGATGTAGCTCAGAACAGAGCCATCAAGTTTAATCAGTTTGTGGAAAATAATACAAGGGAGGTTCAGGAAGTGGAATCGCTGAGTAGCTTCTATGTGTTTGGTAAGTTTGGAGAAAAATCTAACTTATATACTACTCAGATTTTCAATAATGAGTCGCAGGATACTCCTTATTATTGGGTAGCAAACAAGTTATATATTTTCGGTGCGTATGCTGATGGAAATAACGGTAAGATTGAAGATGTCACTTTTGACAGTGCAAAGAAACAACTTGTTTTTACAAATTATTCTCCTGACGATACTAAAGACCTAGTTGCTGCTATTTCCGACGAAGTGGAATCAGGGGATAATCCTACAACTAATGACAATAAAGTGAGTTTGACCTTCCACCACATGCTTTCACAGGTGAAGTTTACTTTTAATACTACAGATGCTGAGAGCTATACACTTAATATTACAAATCTTACACTTCATGCTGCAAAGACAGGTACAGGTACTTATTCAACTAGTGGTGCAACATGGAGGATTAGTAATTATACACCTTCTATTGACGACAACGAAAACAAATACATATATAATGAGGTAGTAGATGTATCTGATACCTCTTATGAAGCACAATCTAAGTTGGTGATTCCGCAAGCTACAACAGAACGATTGAAAGTAACTTTCACTGCAACCATCACTGGTGCAGGTCTGAATAAAAATGCTAATTTTGAAGCTACTTTAGAAGTTAATGAGAATATTGCAGGAATAAGCGACGCAAACACTTGGATGCCAGGATATTGTTACAACTATACAGCGACTATCAATGGAGATAATATTGATCCTAATCTTGAAAATCAAAAGATCAAGTTCACTCCGACTGTAGAGCTTTGGCAAGATGCAACAGACACACCTGTTGGGCCTCAAATTTCTGTAGTACCCTAATTCATACAACCCCGCTTTCACCTGTTTCCATTTAGGGAATCTATACGATAGGGGGAGATAGGAAAGTGGAGATATAGGCTATAAGGGGTTGAATGTCCCCTTATAGTCACACATATTCAGATTAAAACGTATGAGATGATGATGAAACAAAACATATTCTCTTTGACCCTTCTACTGGGAAGCCTGCTGACGGGCGGTTGTGTTTCTACGGTCGATGAACCGGTAGCAGATGCTGCCCCCATCTCGTTTGCTACCACCATGACCCGTGCAGCGGTGGATGCCAATAAGGATGGTATGGAAAGCTTCTTAGTCTGGGGAGGCTTCAATAATGCGAACAACCTCTTTAATGCCGAGACCGTCACGCCGGCCGGACACTATCAAGGTACCCGCTATTGGGTACCGGGCGCGGCACATAACTTCTATACGCTCCATCCGGCAAGCTTGAAGGATAAAGCAAGTTGCGCTGATGACGGTGTTATCACCGTAACTGACTTCGATACATCCCAAAAGCGAGGAACGGAAGCCATCGACCTGATGACAGCAAGACAAACGGGCATCTCATATAAAGTAGAAAATCCTCCATCTCCCGTTGATCTCACCTTTAGCCACGAGCTGTCACGCGTACGCTTTACGATCAGTACCGATGCAAAGGTGACCATTACGGGCGTAAAGCTGTGGGGCGTTGCCTATAAAGGGGATTTCACCTCAAACTCAGCTACTCCTTGGAGCAATCTGATAAGGGCAACTGAAAACGCTCCTTTTTTGCAAACAGAAGTGTTTGAGTTAGTTGCAGGGCAAAGTCAACACCTGCTGGCAGGCACATACGATGCTGCAAATGATAATTACGGCGACTTGCTGTTTATTCCGCAAAGCATTGATGAATCAGTGATTTTCTCTATGACTTGGATTTATGATAATGGTACAAGGAGAACTGTCAACGTACCACTGCCACAGGTAGGTCCAGCCCTATGGGAGAAGGGAAAGAGCTATCACTATCAAGCGACGATTCCTTCACCTACCACGAATATTACATTTACCGTAACGATAACCGATTGGAACGACCAGCGCATAGATGCCGATTTATAATTTCTAAAGGGAAAGACGCATGATGAAAAGAAAAAAACTATTTAGATATTATCTCAGATACGTACAGTTTATCGGGTGGACAGCACTTCTTTTTGCCTGCTCCGACGATTCGCCGGAGCAAAAGCCGGACGGAACGATGGAAACGGTTCGTATCACGATACAGACCCGGGCGAACGGTGAGAACATTCTTGAATTGGAAGAGAATGAATACAAGATTCAAACTCTCCGTATGTATGTATTCAGTGATGATGAGAAGTTGTTAGGTTATCATTATGTGGATAATACTACGGGAGATCAACAAACAGTAACATTCACCATGAAGCTTCCGACAGGAACTCATACCTTTTATACCATTGCGAACGAAAATGCAGCAGGAGGGCTGAAAATAAACAATACAGGGGATACTGCCTATAACCTTCCCGGATCAACCGATGCGACAGAAGTTGATTTGGAGACTCTTACCGTAACTCCTGATGATTTGGAGTCTTTGACCTTCTCCACACTGCCAGCAGCAACCTATTTATCGGGAGGAGAAACAAACAGCAAAGACGAAACCGGTAAAAAATACACCAGCCCACTGCTGCCAATGGTAAGTAAGTATACTCAACAGGTGACCCCAAACGGCTCTGTAAGTATCTCCCTGACCCGTTCCGTGGCGAAGATGAAGTTCTATTTTACAACGACAGGCGTAGGAGATTGCTATATGGGGCGTGGGCTTTACTTATATAACGAGCCGAAATATGGCTATCTGTTTCCATGCAATACATACAGTGAACTAATTGGTCGCAAGGAGGCTGAATCTGCACCGTCTGATTGGGATACAGATCCGGATTATCAGGATTCTCACTTGCACCAGTTAAACGGACGCGTTATCCTGAATAGTGGTTGGCCGGATGAACCGGAGAGTTATGGCGACACTGAACATACAGAGCAAATGGAAGGACTGGATATCAACTTGATTGAAGCAGATATAAACGATCCGACGAACCCTCAATATGAGCATTTGCCTCAAAAGTCATTCTATCTCTTTGCCAACCCCAATATATCTACCGGTCAGCTTAGAGAGGATGTGGTTGTTTCTGCGACAAAACCGGTCGGTGACGGCTATTATCTAAAGATCTTGGTTCACCAGCATGGAGCCGATCAAACGGGTGTAGAGCTGCACAAGGGTGAGAGATTCTATTTGCCCCTGCCCGCAGTGAAAGCCAACGACTGTCTCAGCATCTATTCGGTCGTTACATTGGATGGGCATATTACCCTCACTCCGCATTGGATGATTCAGGAATGGCAAGAGGGCGGAGGTTCTATTGAGTTTAATTGAATATAATAACGCACTATGGATAAGATTTCAAAAATAGCAAGTATAGCTGTCTGTTTCGCTCTCCTATGGGTGTTTAGTGCCTGTTCCGACGATATGTTGATGGAAGGGCAGGGTGCAAACGGTGTAGACATGAACCGTATGGTGGAGGTGGAGATCCCCTTCAGTCTGGGTAAGGGAATCACATCTCATGTGGTAACCCGTTCCACTAGAGCGACCGATCAGCAGGGTAAGGATTCCCAACTGTCGGGTATCATGGTTTTCGTTTATGAGAATAACGGTGGAGATCCGAGCAATGACAAGCGACTGGCGTACCAGTTTTTTGAATCACCGCTTACTTCATTGGAAGGAAGTACAGGGGGGTGGATACCGGATGCAAATGATGCAACTTGCGGACACTTCAAGTTCTATATGCCTGTCGGTGACGTATATATTTACCTGATCGGGAATGCCCAAGGTTCCTTTATCGATTTCTTTCCTGAAATAGGTGAAAGTAAGTTGGCAAACCGTCAGGATTTCTTGGAAAAGGTGACTCCGAAATGGAACGGTAATATGTTTACTGTGGACGGTTATCTTCCACTTGTCGGTTCAGTAAACAACCGTACCGGTGCGTGTACAATCAAAGAAGATGAGAGTAACTCCGGAAAAGGAATTATTACCTATAAGAAAGAAAATGATGAAAACGAGTATTTCATTTCGCAACAGACGGGTGAACATCCTGCTGTAAATCAAGATAACTCTTTCGTCTTGAAACGCCTGATGTGTAAAGTGTCGATGGAGTTCAAGAGTGGAACGAATGTAACTTTTACCCCTATAAGCTATAAGTTCTGTCATTGTGCGGAGTATGTTTCACCTGCTGAAGACAGTTGGGCAGGATATGATAATTTAAATATGATAGATACGGAAACGGTGACTTTCGATGCACAGACACCGAGCAGCTTTACGGTCTATCTGCCCGAAAATATTCGGGAGTACACCGGTGATAAGACAGAGTGGGAATTTGCTGACCGTGACCGGGTGAGAAAGGATGATAATGGAGAGAACCTATATGAAAACACCCCTTCTCAAGAGGGACATGAGGGACATTATCAATTTGAAAATGCCCCGGAAAAGTCTACCTACGTGGAGATCACAGGTAAGTTCGAGGGGAATAATATCTCTGCCGAGACCAAGTATATTCTACATTTGGGTGATTTCAGTAATAATAAATTCAAAGAGTTCAGCCTACGTCGCGATTACCATTATCAATATACGGTCACTGTAAATGGCGTGAATGATATTGTGGTAGAGGTGAAGGGGGAAGATGGTACAAGTAATCCTCAGGAAAAGAATCCTGCCGTAGAAGGTATTGTCTTTGAAGGTGGTGCACGTGTACAGTTAGATGCGCACTATGAGCAGGTGGAGATGAAACTGATGAAGAACAAGATCAGCGAAGGTGTCTATATCTATGCCAAGACACCATTTGGCAATGTCAGCTGCAAGTACCTGCCATCCACTCAAAAGTTAGATCCAAACCATAACAATCAACCACCCTCTATCGAAGAAGCCAAAAAACTTCTTCAATGGATAGAGTTTAAAAAACAGGATAATAAAGGTTCTTTGGCAAGCTATGGTGGAGATGGAAACAGAATGGATGTATTTGCCGCCTTGGATGATGCCTACAAGAATCAAATGGGAAATGATGATTATTATACCTGCTTTGTGGATGAATACTATTATACAACTAATCCGGTTGATAATTCATCGATTGCATTAAGCGACTTTATCAATGCCGAAGACCGTACTTTCAGTTTAGGTAGTGACATCCAATACAGCGCAGACAAACAGAGTGCCGTCGCCACTGCCGTGTATGTACTGCAACAGCACTCCATTGCCTGCTTCTATGACTTGGAAAATCAGACTGTAGCAAAATATGGCGTAGAGCTTACCGATGAGATTGGAGGATTGCCTTATGGATCGCCTGCAGGAGAAAGTTCTGATGCAAAAAACGGAAGAGGGAATACTATAACTGAAATAAGAAACAATACAGGTGCTGTAAATTGGGCTATGAATGGCTTTCTATTAGACGACACAGATTCCAAACTTGAAGCCGGAAAGAAACGTTTAACTACAGATACAGAGTGGGCTTGCTTGGCTTGCCTGACCCGTAATCGGGATTTTAACGGAGACGGTAAAATTACAGACGATGAACTCCGTTGGTACACTCCGGCACGTGACCAGATGTTAGGGTTATGGATTGGTGAACCGGCTTTGCCTGCCAAGGCAGCGTTGTATCCATATTCAACAGAGGGGATGGAGCGTCCAAGTAATAATAGTCAGAGTCTTTATCCTATTTTTACCAGCACATATGGGGATAATGGAATTGACAGAGTGATTTGGGCAGAGGAAGGTTGTACTTTTGGTAGTGACTACGCTGCTCAGAATGGTGGCTATGTCCGTGCTGTACGAAACTTAGGAGCAACACCTTCTAAAACAAGTTATGAAACACCTGCCCAGCCATATTATCAGTATGATAAAAGTACCCGTACCATCGAAGTATTTCTGACCGATAACGCACTGCGCTCCTTCAGTTATCGTGAATTGGCTCCTCATCACGAACGAAGTGTAATCAACCGCCCTTACAAGAAATTCCAAGTGGCAAAGCATCCGTATGTAAAAACACAAACAGCTTCTTGTGGAGGACACTTAGTGGGGGGGAGTAATACACAAGAATACAGTCAACTACAGACAATGAGTGCAACCGAAGCAAAAGAAGCTGTAACCACTATTGCCTCACAGTACCCGGGAGATGGGGAAGCGTCCATAAGCAATGCTGTATGGCGTCTTCCGAATCAACGGGAATTGGCGCTGATGGTGGTCGCCATGCCAAATTATATGGATTATGAGATGGATAAGGAGATATATCACTATGCAAATTATGGATGTAGTGATGGTTTGTTGTATAGTGGCAATAGATATGAAATTCTCCATTGCCGTACCTCTTTCTCTTCAACGAAGTGGACTCAATATGGATTTATGTATAATACCAAGGGAAAGCAAATGCAGATGCTTTGGACGACAGATCAAGGTACTACTGATTTAGGACAGGGAACAACGGGTATGGGCGGTTGCCTTTGTGTGCGCGATGTGCAATAATTTAGCATATGAGCTACTGCTGAACGTTTGGTTTGGCAGTAGCTCACTGTGTTCATTATGCTTAAAAGCAGAAAACAGTTTTAAGTTTGTTTCTTGATCTGCCCTTTCTCAAGCAGTATCGCACTGCAAACTATAAAAGATTGCGAAAAATTTCTTCTTCATTTAATGTTGCATAATAATTGCAATAGAATGTATTGGCGAGCGAGTCGAACCAGTCGGGAGAACGTTTGATACGTTTTTTAATCTCCTCTTTCTTTTCTATATAAATATTTCCATTACTCATAAATCCCCAATGTGTTTCCGTTGCTTCTTCCATAAGCTTGTCGCAGGGTGGAAGAGCTGCACCAAACCCATTCTTGGGATTAAGCCAATCACGTACCGCCCAAAACAGATAAGCCCTCATGTTGGCGAAGGTGTATTCGCCTGTTATATCATGCAGCCCACGTGCGCTCTCGGAGAACTTGCAAGAATACACATTTTGGTACCCAAGTTCCTGCAACCGAGATAACACTCCTGCTCCTTCGCCGATAGTATCAATAAATGCTTTCGCACCCTTCTTGTCAAGATATCTGGTTATCATTCCGGCTACGTGCATATGGTCTGCCGTTCCAGCAGACTGGTGCGCTTCAAACTCACTGACATAGTTGCCATATCTTAGACACAGCACACTGTCGTCACGTCCCATGCCGGCAACATCGACACCAAGCTTGCAGCTTTTCTTTGGAACAAAATCATTTTCTTGCAGTTTCCTCCAATTCTCGTTGGCGATTTCAATCCATTCGTAGGGGATAAGCACATCTTCCGCCACTTTAGGGAACATACCGAGCACTTTCACACGGAACAAGTCATTCGGCCGATATAGACCGTCTTCCCATTTGAAGTCCCCTTCACCTTCGTTGAAGTCAGCTTGCTGGATAGGTGAGCACCAGTTTTCCACTTTGTCTTTCACCCATTCATAATCAACTTGACCAGGAATAACTATTTTCTTGCTTACAACATTCTCAGCATTAAGGGAACTTAACCTGAATTTGGCAAAACGGTCAGACTTCATGGCACGTGCAGCATATCCTGTGGTCACGTTAGGGTTGAACACTATTAGCAAACGGGAATTTCCCTGCAAATTACCTTCGATGGCATTGTAGATAACTTCTGATATACCGGAGGCTTCCGTAACAACAAACAATGTGTTTACGGCATGGAATCCAGACCATGCTTCCATATTGTCGTCAGAACTCTTGAAGCCCGTTAGAAACCATTCTTCGTAGTTGGTTCTGATTCCTGAAGACAATAAACGTCCAGGTAGGAAACCAGCATTCCGGAATAGCCTGGAAACTTCCGGTATCATAATATCTTTTACTTGGCGACCGGACGGAACTGTCATTGCAATTTTGGTATTCTTTACCAATCTTCCGTTAACCCAGCGTGGAGTAAGATACATAAAGCACATAGCGGCACAAGCGGCACAGAAATCCTTGCCACGGGCAGTTCCGGAGGCTACAGCGGTCATTCGGTTGTATTGAACCGAGTGAATAATATCCTGCTGTTCTTTATCCAAACGCGCTTTCAGCACATCGGAACAGAACTTGCACCAATCGTCTCTCCACGCCTGCATATACAAGGCTGCCTTATCGCTCAGATCCATTATTCTTCTATTTTGTCCGGCAATTCTTTTATCAAACTTTCGAATGGATTGACATTGACATCCTGTTCGACACGCTCAACATAACCACGTTTCTTACCCTTTGTTTTCAGATAAAAGATTATCGCAGTTAAATCATCATTATTGATTGCGGAAAGCAATTTAGATTCGACTACATCAATGGTTTCTTCTTCTACTTCCTCAGCACGTTCCTTGAACTTAAGGTCACTGTCCCGCCATTTGTAATAACAGGCTCTCGTTATACCTACTTTCTGGCAGGCATACGAAACAATTCCATGACTTTCACGGAAATGTTTCAAAAACAATTCTTGTCTTTCCTTCTTTCCCATAATTTTATAACTTTACATGCCGATGCGTCTTCGGCTTTTCACCAAAGACGCATCGGATATACACTAGTTATCAATTAAAACATTCAATCAAACAAGGACTGCTGTACGCATCCGTCCTCAATCTCTTTCATTTTTTCTCATCTGGCCTCGGAGTTATATGATCCTTGTCATAGAATCCGTTCTTCTCCAGATAGAAAAATCTGTCCCAACCACATTGGTCGTATTCACCTTCTTTGTAAGGGGTTAATGCGGATTGTTCGGCAATGATAAATTCTTTTTTGGTCTTTCCTCTTTGCTTCCCTTTATGGGTATGGCAGTCAAATACATAATCAGGTATTGACATGTATCTGTTGTCATAGTCTTTCAAACATGTGGTAGGATAAGGAAAATCATTTGCATAGAAACCGCAATATCCGTATTTTACAACTTTCAGAAGTACGGTAACAGCCTTTGCTACGAAAATGGATGATTTAGGTGAACTACCGGGTTGCATATCGTCTGCTTTCTTCAATGCGACAATTTCAGTGGTAATAGCCTGATAGTTGAGATTACCTGCTATCATAATAAGCCGTTTCCAAAGGAACTCCCGATACCTTACCATTAATTCATTGGTCAGATAACCGGCTCTGATATCGTCTTTGCCGATTATAGCACGTTCCAATAATCCGGCAACTAAAAACATGTCATGCCCATTTTTGGTGTAACATCCGGCATTACTTCCGACATATTCATCCTTTGGCAATTCTATCCTGTCTCTTGAATTAAGCAGGTTACAGGCGAAATAATCAGCATCACGATTCTTTCTTGTGGCAAGAAGAATGCCGAGAGCCTTTTCAATGAATAGAGGTGATTTGTCCTGCCAGCTTTGTGCGTCATCAGCCTGTTTGAGTGCTACAATCTTATTCGTAACAAGGTCATAACAATCCTCTGCTGAAACACAGAGTAATCGCTTCCACAGATATTTTCTAAATCGTGGTGCCAACTCGTTAGCAGCATAGCAGGCATAGTCTTTGTTGCTCCTGCGTATTGCCTTCTGAATGAGGGATGAAACCTCAAACATATTGTGACCGTTTTTTGTGTATAGTGCATTTGCCATATCTCAATCTATTATGCGATTTCAAATTTTGAATTTGGATTCAATTTAATCAATCTTGCTATCATTTCCTCTGCCGTTTTTTCAGTTCCACAAAACTGATGAAATATAGGGCGAGCAGATTTCGTTCCATCTTTCTTTATTCTGTAAATAAATGCACCTTTTGGCAAACCTTTTGAATTAATGTACTTTGTTGCTTTCATTGTCTATCTCTTATTTTAAATTATTACTTTGCTTTTCTTTTATAATGCTAAGATACTGATTTATAGTGAGATATTAAAATTTAAATATCTGATTAACAATGAGTTAAACAATGATTAACGGCTTATATATCATCAATGCAAATACATTTTGGTTTATGTGTTATAAAGTCATTGGCAACATTACAACCATAAGCTCCAACATTAGAAATAAGAATCTTATCACCAATATTAGTTGGACCGGAATAATCACGATGGATAATATCATTCTCAATACAGGTACATCCGTAAATGGTAGCGTGTTCGACGTAATCACTATCGTTTGAAAGCACATTGCAAGGTGGATTTTTCGTATGGCAGACAAAACCGACATCATCACGCTTGCAATCCACAACAAGCATTGTTTTTCCTCTGATAACTTTCTTGCCGATAATGGTTGCAAGTAGAGACATGGAAGTGGAAACTATCGGTGTGCCATTCTCGGTGATAAGCTGCACTTCTCCATCCGGGAACTCTCTTGCAAAGACTTCACCAATAGTTTTGGCATACTCCTCATACAATGGTATATATTCTCCATATTGAGCTTTTAAACTGTCATCCATGCGACCGAACATGTTGCCGCCAATATCAACTATATTGGCTCCAAGTTCTTTTGCATATCGAGCCATCATTTCGGTACGCTTCTTGAAATATGACAGTCCACGAGCATAAGAAATATGACAATGAACACATTTGACTTTTATCAATCCTCTTCGTTGTAGTTCTATGATTTCTTGATAACTTTTGCTATCAACATCAATTCCAAATCTTGAAACTATGCCATTCCCAATATCAAAATTTAGACGCACTCCAATTGCAAGCGGTGAGGTGTATATTCCGATAAGTGAACCAAGCTCACCTACATTATCAACGTTCACTATTCCACCATGATTAGCACATCGTATTTTATTGCCCAAATCAGGGATAACTCCATTGTATATAATCCGGCTATCATCAAATCCATAGTTCCGTGCAAGCTGATACTCTTTGGGAGAAACAACTTCTGCATATCCACCGATTTCTTTTACCACATTGATGAATTCTTTGCAGTAATTCGTCTTGAAACTGTACCCGATATTATAGTTTGGGTAGTATTTTCTGAAAGCGGCTACAAAATCGGTGATATTCCGTTTGAAGTCATTTTTGTCTGCAATGTATAGAGGTGTTTTCAAATCATCGCTTGACATTAATCTTTGCTGTATTTTTTCTAAAGTCAAATTCATAATACTTTCCCCATTTATTTTTCATTGCACATCTATATTCGTAGTTCTTTCTGGAATCAATGGTGGTTCCTCCTTCATTGGAAGCTTGGATACCGTAGCTGTGAAAATATTTAGGCAGGAGTACAACTCTGTTCATAAGCAGTTCCTGTAACATCATATCAACATCGGATATCGCCGGGTCTTTCAGATCATATCTGGCCTTGAGTGCTTTCTTGTTTATCCATCTTACATGACCGGGCATTCCCTTAAAACAAAATTCCTTGTCATACACATACAAAGCCATTTGTGGATTATCAAAAGCAAGCCCAAGATTTAAATCGTAAAGTAGCTGGCCGATACGGAGTATTTCATCACATGTGCGTTCTTTCCAGTCAGGGTAGTTTTCTGCTGTGATGGCAGTATAATTGTCAAGTCGATAACAGAAACGCTTTATATCATCATCGGCAACAAATATCACATCCTCCGGTGTGTTTTCAATTATCCAATATAGCGTTGACATGAAACTATGTACCTTGCCGCCACATTCAAGCGTGGCATCCTTAGGAATGACAAGCATATCATCTATGCCGGCATTTCTATAAGCATCAGCTTCTTCTTCCCTAACGACATAAGTACAGTATTCAAGGCAATTCTTAGTCATTATTTTATGAGGTCGCTGATATGACATGACGTATATGTTAAACGTAATACCGGGTATCATAGAACTTTTTCATCTTTAATCCATAATTTAGTTCATATGTGGATGGAATTTCATAACCAAGTAATTGTTTGCATCGCAAATAAACCATATTGCAACCTGCATGACGTACAAACGGGAGAGAGGCATTGATACGCGGGTTTATTTCAAGCAGTACCACCTTGCCGCCCTTCTTCAGAATGAAGTCAAAAGCCACATTACCATCAAGTTCAAGTTCTCTCACAATCTTGCTGACAATATCATACGCCATGTCGTTGGACTGGATTTCTCCATACATAATGGAGCCGAAAGCCATCATGTAGCCAACATAACCGCAGATATGAGTAACTACTCCTTTGTCTGCAAGCGCACTAACGGTGTAATCCAGTCCTTCGATTCTCTGCTGAAGGATAACCTTATTTTTACCATTGTCAACGATGGATTTCAAATCAAGCAAGGATATGTATCTGTTTTCTCCGAACTTGTTGAATAGAGAGGTATCATTGCACTTCTTGTCATCCACAACGGCGAAGCCTTTACCGCCGCACAGACTGTCCACTTTACAACAGATAGAGCTGTTTTTGTACTTGAACATAGAGGCGAAAGCATCCACATCGGAAACACTCTCAGGAATGATCTGTTTGGGCATTAAGCCGGCATAACAACTATAAAGAGCAATCTTATTGTTGGCAACCAGAAGACTGTCAATAGAAGAAACAGATACAAGAATACCGTTTTGCTCAAACTTATCTTTAGCGCGAGCCATTATTTCCAACTCCAATGTCGCTGTAGGCATGATGATTGAAACATCATATTCCTTGCATAAGGATATGAGTGTTTCAACATAATTTGGAGCGGAAACGGGCGGAACCACAAAATTACCGTCTGACAGTTCAGCAGGCGGGAGGTTGGCCGCAACGGAATTTGCGACATACACTTTTATATCAACTCCGTCTTCATTGTTTTTCAAACAATCTATCACTTCCTTTACGTGGATGGAGCAGCACGTAAGCAGTACATTGAAATTTTTCATTGTTCTTTTTCTTTTTTAGGCATAATCTGGGCTTTTATATCATCGTACCATACGGCACGTGCTTTAATCTTACGCTCTCTGGTGGCGTTTCTGGATACAAGAACTTTCTTGTCGTCAATTCCAAGAGCACGGGTCAGATTCAGATGGTCTATCTCGTTACGGCATACAATCATTACATAATCGTATTTTTCATAGCGTATCAGTTCCATATCCTTGATCTTTGTTTCTTTGACATTCAGATTTTCAAGGTCAAGGCTTAAATCGATTTTCAAGTCTGCGGTCCATTCAGCCAGCTTGTCCATATCCCATTCGCCGGCATGGGTGTTCGCTTTGATATTAATAGCCTTTAATTCTGATTCACTGTAACCAATAAGGCGTTTGCACAAAACTTGAGTGTCAGGATTCTCCATAAGAATGGAAACACGTTGGTGTCCGGATATGATATTGTTGTGTTCGTCAATGACGATAACACCGAAATCGCCAAGGTTGTCAAGTGACTCCTTCAGCTTCTCCTTGGCCTTCTTCTTTAATGGTTTACGGGGATTCCCAAATTCTGTCTTAAGTTCGGACACAGGCAGTTCTATAATTTCTATTCTTTTATCCATTGCTCTTTTTTTATAGTGAATATATGTACGTTAGGCCTGACAGAGGAAGTACCGATATCATTAAATCCGAGTTTCAAGGCATTCTTCCATGCAGCGGTATTACAGGGATTGATATATTGGTAAACCCCATTCATTTTAGCGATGCGGAAAGCATATTCAAGGATAAGCCGGTTACATTCATAGCCTATGCCTTTACCCCAAAAGGCTTTGTTAAGGATATGAGTGTGAAGTTCTCCAAATCTGTATGCTGATTCATCTATTCTATCTATGAAAACATTGCCGACATATATGCCGTCTGCCAGAACAGCAAAGCGTATACACTCATCACTTTCTGACTGTTCTCTATAAAAGTTGTTTTCTGATTCAAGGGATAGGGGAGAGTAGGGGCTTTCGCAAATAGCGTACTTCCATATATCCTTATCCTTACGCATCCTCCAGCTATGTTCTGCGTCGGATATTCTTTGAGGCCTTATTGTTACTTCCATATTTTCCAAGTTATGTACAACTTCATACATTTTCTGCGTAAATGCCTGCCGGGCATATTCCCGACAGGCTTAAACACAAACTCAATCATTTTTCAAGCTACTCGCAAGAGCACTCATGCAATTTTTCGGCTTCTTTCAGTCGTGTCAGATGGCAATTTCCATCACCCCGTAAATTACATAAGCCTTTTTGTCCTTGTTTTCGCTTGACTACTACTAAGGGTTGCGGGAACTCAAGGATTCGAACCTTGTTCTTCGGATTTTCAGTCCGACGCATAGACCAACTTTGCTAAATTCCCTTGTTAGCTAATTGAAGGAAGCAAGACTTGAACTTGCAATCGGATGATATTCCACGCTGTCAGACTGTTTACGTCCATCCTTTTTCACCGCTGACAGGCGGCTACTTAACAATCCCATTTCTGTCATTCCTTCAATTTAGCTGTTTTCTCTTATTTCTGCCTCAAAAATACAATATTTTATTTGTCTTTCAAATAAAACTGGACAAAAATACTATTTTTCTACTCTCAAGGTCTCAACCTTCCAACATTTCATCATATGGTCTGTATCTATTCCTATATTGAAGCGTTTACCTATATAGTTTTCGTGCGCTTCTTGTTCTGGGAGGTTAATGGGGGTAACGAACCAGTCTTCATTGCCATGCTCGTCTTTCAGATAGACTTTTACTATCGTTTTCATAATTCCTCAAATTTTCCAAGTTCACATTCTATAATATCAACTTTACTTTCATTGGTATATAAACCATTTTCTTTGGCAGCATCAATAGCAGCATTTTCATAAAGAAATACACCGAAACACACTCTACTTGATTTTGTTTTCCAAATATCAGTTTGAAACAAAACGTATACTTTATTCTTCATCTCCCCACAACTTTAGTGCAAGTTCATAATTCTTCTGTGCCTCATTTACGGCTTTCTTGGCATAAGTAAGAGTGTAGGCGTGTTCTCGTGGGTATTTGCCGGACTTCACACCTTCATGGAATTCTTTAGCTTGTTCCAGCTTATGTTCATAGAAATCGATACTTTCAGGCATTGATAAATTAATTGTGTTTGCACGTTTATCCCAATACTCAGCTTTGCTTTCGTGTTCAGTAGCCTTGTCGCTGAATGTAACTGCTTTGTCTGTATTGTTCCAAGCGTCCTCTATTGCTTTCCTGTGCCGTCTTTCGCTGTGGTGTCCCACCTTGATAGGTTCACCAAGTGAAAGAAAATCTCTATCTTTATTAGATTTGTCAAAGTATTCTTTGCTTTTACGTTCTGCCGATTCAGCCCATGCCCTTCTACGTTCAGCTCTTTGCTTCGCCCATTCCTGTACATTAAATCCGTCAGCCCGTACAATCGAGTAGTAGAAAAATCCGTCTTTCTCAAAGATGAGATTAAAGACGATACTTTCGTTCTCATTACCGTACTTGGTTGTAACCTCAATAACTTCTCCTTTTTCGTGCTTTTCATCGCACTTTGCCAAAAATACATTTGGACAGAATTTTACATAAGTGTTCATAGTGATAGTTCGTTTAATATATTTCTTGCTATTTCATTAGCTTCATCAACTCTATTGTCTTGTTTTACAGCATCATGAACAATCAATGCTTGCTGTTCCAAATAACCTATATCACAAGGTTCTACATTGTAACCATCGTACAGGATGGCGTATGCCAATTTTTCCGCTAGACCTTGGCAATGATATCCTATTTTATTGCCTGTCACAATCATCACGCACCATCCGATTTTGTTTGAAATCTTTTCCATGACATTAATCTGTTAATTGATGGTAATAATCGAACTCTTCTCCTTCAAGATTATTTAAGGCATAGTCGTGGGCTTTTTCATATAGATTCAAATATACAGAAGATAACTCATTCATCCCTCGATTATGGAGCATCCAGCATCTATGGTTCAGTACTATTACAAGTTCTGTCAGATACTTGTAATTATCCTTCCATTCTTTGAATGCTCTACGAAATGTATCCTTAACTCCACTAATGCCACCAAACTTTTCAGCGATGCAGAAGTCATCCCAAAATGTGGTTATGCAATCGTAACCGTATTCTTTTTTCTGATACTCTTGAAATGTCATAATCAATCCTCCTTGTTATGTTTTCGTAAACTTGCTTCTTTCAATCGAGTGAAATGCTCAATACGCTCTTTATCATCTTCCCTTGTCTTTATGGATACATCTTGAATTTGTTTCCTTTGCTCTTCAGTTAACATATAGGCGTGTTTAGTCCATTTTATAGTCCCGGCAGGAACAAAATCAAAATCGGAAAGCCGGAATGTAGGTATTTCGTATGAATGTAAGACTATTTTTGCATACTCCCGTAAATCATTCGTTTCCCTATCTATTGCATTTTGTTCGCATACAACCACCATACAAGGGTAGTAAAGGAATATAATGTCTTTTGCCTTCATTGCTCTTAATTTTAAAATGATGGATCAATATAATGATTCTGGTAATGTAGCATAAGAATAACTCCGTCTTTATAAGACTGGCCTTCTGCTACCCAATATCCGTTTCTTCTTTTAGTGAATACTTTTGCATCGCCTTCAAGTTCGGATAAAATCTCGTACTCTCCAGCGTAATAATCAATACACTTGGTTTGATTGAAAGTGACCTCAATCTTGCATGGGGAAACTATTTTGGTTACTGTGGCTGCACGTTTATCTGAATAGTAGCAGATTGTGCAACCTAATCCGACTTCAGGAACAAGATCCTTGATTGCTTCAAGTCTTGCTTTCTGCATCTGATCGCACCAGTCTGATAATTTAATACTACCATCAGTGGGATATTTTTCGTTCTCTATTTTGTGGAGTATGGCAAAGCTTTCTTTGCTGGTTAATTTACTGGATGTTTTCATTGTGCTATGATTTACTATGTTATGCTTTAAATTCACCTCTTAATTCTCCATTATTATATAGCCTTACAGCAACCACTCGAACAGAAGCGGACAAATACCGCCCGACATCGTTTCTTAGCTTTCTTTCAAGTTGCAGGGCTTTAGCCATACTTTTGGTTCTTTTCCTTAAAGTCTTTTTGAATCCGAAAACATAATCTTCGGTATCAATCTCAAATGAATATGTAGTGGAATACATCACTCTTTGAAGCTCTTTTGTTAGTTCTGTTACTTTGCTCATTTGCTCTCTTCTATTATTAGTCGTTATTATTTCCAAGAAGTTCTTGTAAAGCAGACTTATATCCGTCCAACGCCTGTTGTGTATATCCCAATCTGAATTTTTTATCTGCTGAAAGAGAGTCGTTGTTCAATCCTTTTTCAATAGCTTCAATGTTTGCTTTGTAGTATCTGATAAGTTCTTCTGTTTTCATTGCTCTTGACTTTTACTTGTTATTAATAGGTGTTATTTTGATATTGTAAAGATACAAATAAATAATTGATTTACAATGGTTTACATCTTTTATTTTCATCATAAAATACTGAAAGACAAAGATTTAACTTTTACTTGCAGAAACGAAAAAGGCAGAACGGACTTCTCCATTCTGCCTTAATGCAAGCAAATGTTCTATGAATATAAAATTAACTTCAAACAAATGTAGGCGTAAACTCGATACCCAACGCACGCGCAATGCGGAAAAAACTTGATAACTGGATATCTACTTCCCCTTTTTCCACACGGGCGATATAACTTTGCTCCTTACCAATTTTCTGCGCCAACTGCTTCTGGGTCAATTTTAGCTCCTTACGGCGTTCACGAAGTATATCACCATAATACCATGCCATCGACTTCTCATTGAACTTCTCACGAGTATCTGTACCATGTTCCCCATATTTCTCATTAAGTTGCTGGTTGGTTGCCTTGAGCTTTGCCAATTTCTTTTCATCTAACTTCATAACGATAAACTAAACATTTGAAAGTATTTTATGCGCTTTCTCGTATATTTTTTTTATCTTTATGGTTGAAATAAATCACGCCGACAATGGCTATGACCGATACAAGCCCGAACATAATCAATGCTCCCATTTTATCATCCTTTCTTTTTGTCATTGACAAGCCAAAGACCTGCCAATAGTGTGATTACTATTGCCAACGAACCTCCAAGATATATTATCCATTTTTCCTGCACATCCCCGAAGATGGATGTCAACACAACTGCGGTGGTTATATACTTGGCTATATCCATCAGCTATTTTCCTAATTCTTTTCTCATGATGCAAATATAACTAATTAGTTATAATAAGATAAGCTTTATCTATTATTTCTCATTAAACTTTTTCATTGCTCAAATACTTTTCTGTGATTATCTCAACCGATTTGCTTATCATGTAATCCGTATCGATTCCTAACTGTTGGTAGAAGTTCCCATTTCCGGCAAGACTTTCACTTGCAATTTGCAGTGTTCTGCGTTCTTCTTTGGTGAATCCGATGCGGAAGGTGCGGAAGATGGATAACGCTTCTTTCAAATTTCCAGAGCGGAGTAGGGAAGTGGCTTTACTTGTTTTCGTTTCCATAATCAACAACTGGCAAGGCGACTGAATAAATAATGTTTAATCCGCAGGCTACGATCAGCATATCATTCTTGATGGAGTATGTATATGAATGGCGTAAACTTCCAGTACAATCCCTGTATTTTCTATTACTGTTCATTAATTCGCAGTAGTCTTTAGCTGCTCGTATTGCTGCATTTCTTACATCAACAGGAGATATTTTTACATTTACATTAATTTTCATAATCTACCTCAGGATAAAATTCACGACCTTCAAAATCATCTGCTGTGAGAATGATATCTTCACAGTTTACCATGTCTTCAACTTTCTCGAAAGCGGAAACATAATCTTCAGCTTCCACCTCTACCACTTTGGAGAGGGTTTCTATTACTTTTATTTTGTACTTTTTCATTTCGCGCCTCCTTTCTGTATTCCAGCGTGATAACCGTCAAGCCATATCAAAAGTTCTTTTGGCGTATGATAACCGCTTAAACGGTGACATGGTACTCCGTTTTCACATACCCTGTTGCCAGTTGGAACTGTATCGTGTATCACGATTGCATAAGCGTTTCGGGTGAATGAGGAACTTGTCAAGTGCATATTGTTTGCCTTGCAGTATTCCTCCAACTGCTTAAATGCTTGCTTCTGTGTCATTGTTTACTTCCTTCTTTAATTCTGTAATAAGAGCATCAGCACCGCTAATGCTCCACTGGGCTAACGTTTCGCAACTTGCATCCGCACACTGATCATGCGGATTGGAAGCAAAGCCTTTCATAAGTTCCTTTGCTATCTCATACCTACGTTGCTCCCAATCAATATCTCTATTGTCAGCGCTTGCGCGTTCCCATTCTCCTTTATATTCGTATTGAAGCTCTGTTATTTCAGCAATAGTGCGATACGTCATATTTCCACAATAAGTACTTGGAACAAAAGACATAAAATCGTCAAAAGTCTTAATTCCGGCTTGCGAACAAAAATTGTAAATTCGTCCATTCATGCCGGATATTTTCTTAAAATCAGATAGGGTTGTATTATTTGCTATCATTTTGGTTCCTCCTTATAAATTTTCAAATCCTTGCTTTCATTCTCTAATGCTTTTGATGATTTTACAATTATAGAGTTGTCCGATCTAGGGCAAACCAACACAGTTCCTCTATCTGTTGTTATTCTTACATTATGAGCATCTATCACTTTAATAATAAAATCGCCAACCACGTAGGTTGATATGTTATTCAGTTCTTGTTGTATCATAACTCACACGTTTTAAAATCTTCATCACACTCTAAACACTCCCATTCATATTCAGGGTTTCTACTTGGCACCAGCCTACTGCCGCATTGGGGACAGGCCGGGAGCAGGCCTTTGATGAATCCAACCTCAATGCCAATTCGCTCTCCGTCATGTATAGCATCAGCCATTTGCAGATCCGTTTCTACCATTGTTTCACTGTCATCATTATGCAGTACATACAATGTGGCGAGGTTGGCTTTCCACATCTCCATTGCATAATTGTCTGGTACTACCAACCAAACAAAGCCATCTTTAGTTACTTTCGTTTCCATTGTAATTCATCCTCTAATAATCACATATCTTCCAGCGGCTATTTCACTTCTATACTCGACAGAATAGCCCTTGTCTATAAATGCTCTTATGACATTATCGTGCGCCAACTCCGAAATTTGGTGTCTGTCTTTAGCGTCACTTCCAGTATTTTTTGCCCAACAATGAGGCCAGTTATTTCCCCATCCTACGCCATAATGAAAGTAAACACATTCACCTTTCTCTTTGATTTCCGAGAGGATGAAAGATGCAAGTGCGTCTTCCTCGGATTTTCTTCTATTTGATTTTGGTATTTCTATTGTCAACATACTGATTTATTTTTAGCGTCCAACCATTTATCCCGTCTTTCTCTACACGCCTCTAAGGTAGGCGCACAACAAGCAAAGAGTTCACCACTTTCAGTACGGTAATCGTACTGGTACATTCTCACTCTCTTACCTTTCAATTTAGTAGTGTAAGTGCAATAGTTCTCTTTACCGGGCTGGCATACGCTGCAACCTCTTTCGTCGTTAATTGAGTTCATAATCATTTATCAATACTTACTTAGTAATTTGTAAAACATTCGCCTTTTCTCTATGTATTTAAGACCGTTTCGTCTAAGACCTCGCTTTGATTTTGATACAGTCATTTGGCAACCTGCAACGCCAACGTAGATGCAATTTAAATGATGCCTTTTAGCTTGTTTTAAAGCCCACCGAATTGATTCACGGCAATATCTGTAACTATCATTCTGGACACCCTCATAACCTTTACTCATTATGAAGTGGCCTATTTCATTTGCTTCTTCTTCTGAATAGCATATTGTGAATATATTATTCATTGCTTCTTTGCTTTACTTGTTCAACTAAAAATCTTTTAAACTCAGACTTATATTCATTGAATATTATCTTGTATTGCCGCCCTAATTTAGGTAGCTGCTCATAGCCCTTACCGTGCAAGAACTTGGCAACCAACTCTATCTTTTGGCGGTTGTCGAAGCCTCTATCTTTGCATATGTTGGTAATACATACATTCGCCTTGCTTGATGGTTTCTTTCCAAAAGATGGTACATACCCACGCGCCTCATGTACATAAGTTCTTGGATAGCCAACCTCTTCACCTAAATATTCACCTGTGATGCAATCAAATTCACCACTAATTAAACTATCTGCTATTTCACCCATAATAATCTATATTTAATGTTTCACATTCAATCTTTCTTCACTCGTATAAGCCACTACAAGCCCAGTTTCATCATGCCGTATCGTGACATACTTCTCGCCTCTCTCTATGGTAGAAAAGTCGTATGGTGTACATAGCTTACCCAATACTTTGCCCAATTGCTTCATCAGTGGGGCTTCGGGGCTGATAACTAAAACTAAATCCGCTTCCATAATCGTGTGTATTGTGGTAGCCCAAAGGCTACCGGATTAGAACTTATGCTATTTCTATGCTTATTATATCCAAAATATTGTCAGTAATCATGCTATTTACGCTTAATTGGGCAGACTGAATATTGTTATCAACCATCCATCTTTTCGCACGATTAACAGCGGTTTTCTTACTACTGCCGTCCGGTATCAATGCACCCAAATCATTATAATCATCATCTAACAGTTCAAAATAATATCGCTTCATAATCTTCTATATTACGCAGGGCTTTCGCCCTGCTGGTTATTATGCTATCTTTAGCTCTTTAAGTCTCATATCTACCAATGATTTCAGCTTGCGAGTATCAAATAGTGGACTTCTATACCCATCTTTGATAAGCTGTATCATTTCTTTATAACCAACCTTACATACAACCTCTGTCTTCATGCTGTTATCATAAATAGCAGAATTGCAAGCGGTTATTGTGAATGCCATTGTTTTGTAACCTTTATCCTTCTTCATGATAGATGCAAACAAATACATATATACAGCATTTTTCATGCTATTCAAGGCATCTTCTTGACTGGCATTTACCTTTCTACCACCTAAAAAGTCACCACATTCAATTTCTTGACCTTTTTTGATAATAGACAATGTACTGATGTACATTTTAATATCTGTTGCTTTCATATCTTCTATGTTTTAATTGTTAGTAATATTGGTTTCTTTTATATAGCTAAGATACTGATTATTAGCGATGTGTACAAATATAATCATCTGATTAACAGTGAGTTAAACTCGATTTAACTTAAAGTTGGATATTGACATGTTCATTTCAGTCGCGCTTTGTATGAATACCGTCCAATGATATGTGCAATGCTTTTTCATATATCGACTTATCACAATTAGAAAATAATCGTTAACTTTGTTCATACTTTTAAAATTATAGGTGCATGAAAAAAATTGTGACTTTATTTGCAACCGTGCTTCTGTTATACGGTTGTGGAAGTGTTCCTTTGACAGGCAGGAAACAGATGCTGCTTGTATCCGACTCCGAAGTGCTTTCATCAAGTCTGACCCAGTATTCGGAATATATCAAGTCGGCACCGATATCAAGTAACGCGACGAAGAAAGCGATGGTGACACGTGTCGGAAAGAAAATAGCCGCTGCCACGGAACAATACTTGGAAAATAATGGAATGTCCGGTGAGGTGAGGAACTTCTCATGGGAATTCAATCTGGTTAAGGATAATCAGGTGAACGCTTTCTGTATGCCGGGAGGCAAAATCGTTGTGTATGAGGGACTGATGAATCTGGTTTCCTCTGATGACGAACTGGCTGTAGTTATCGGACATGAAGTGGCGCACGCTGTGGCCAAGCATAGCAATGAGCGTATGAGTCAGCAGCTGGTTGCACAATACGGAGCGAAAATTTTTGGGGAGGCTCTCAGTGGAAAATCCGCCGCCATACAGAAAGCCGGGAATATAGTCTATGGTCTTGGGGCACAATACGGTGTGATGCTTCCATTCTCACGCAAACATGAAACCGAGGCTGACTATATGGGGCTTATTCTTATGACGATGGCTGGTTATAATCCGAATGTGGCCGTCACATTCTGGCAGAAGATGTCGGCGGGCGGATCGGGTTCAGTGCCAGAGATCATGAGTACGCATCCGAGTGACGCAACACGTATTAGTGACATAAGGAAACATTTGCCGGAGATGAAGAAATATAAGTAAGCTTTAGAAAGTTACTGTAAAGTATTTGAAAAAACTTTAGAGAATGGTACAAAAAGGCGTGAAACCAAATGGAATCACGCCTAAATTATAATAAAACTCTTAAAAAGGTGTACATAATTACCAATCCTTAATTCTCTAACATCAATCATAATAACGCTGCAATCTTACGCACCTTATTAATTCTCTCCATAAACCTGTTGTCTTTTTTTGCCATTTGCAAATTATAAGATGTTTGCATTTTGAGCAAAGGTTCCGCATCTAAATCTAACGCGGCTTCTAGGAGCATAGCATATTTTGTATTTAGTGAACGCTTTGCATTCAGAATTTCATTTAATACAGTATAAGACACACCCATCTCTTTAGCAAGTTTCTTTTGAGAAATACCCCTAAATTCAATTTCATCTTTTAATACTTCTCCCGGGTGTGTCGGTTCAAAAGGAATTAAGTTATTAGCTATCATTTTAGGGTCTACGCCATCTATTTTAATCATAACTTTCTATTTATAATGGTTAGACAATTCAATTATATTACAGATGGTAGTCACTACTTCACCTTGCACCTCTGTGGTTGTAAATTCAATACGATATTGATTGTTTACTCTAACAGAGCAAAAGTCCTTTTTGTCCCCTGATAATTTTTCAAAACTCAGCCCATTGTATTTACAAAGTGAAGTTACATCAGGGACACTGATTATTATATCTATACAACGTTTATATCTACGTACGATATCAGGTTGAAAACGATGCTTTTTATCATTCGCCTTTCCAAACTCATACAATTCTTTCAGATACTCTTTATCAAACGTTACTACCATCTCATTTGTTTCTTTAATGCAAAGATAGCATTTTAATTTTATTCATTCGCATTTTTGCGAATAATTTTCTTTAAAAAAAAATTAGCGACAACTCCAAAGAATCACCACTAACTATTCTATTTTTCTTATCACAAAATTGTGAACTACCGCTAAAGTAAAGATTTAGGGGGCTTCAAATACGATTTTCAATAAGCCAAGAATGCTGGAAAGCCACGCAAATTTGGCATAAAGTCTGATTGGGAGCTTTCATAGAGCTATATTTCCCATTAAGTGCATTTCTTTTTAAGTATTTCAACACATTCTTTATCCCATCATCGAAACCATGCTTATACCCTTTAGTATATTCCCCTATAGTATATACCGCCATTGACAGAAAAAATAGAAGGATACCTACAGGCTTATGCCAACCGGGCAACGAGATGGAAAACGGTTTAAATGTAATTGTTAGATCTCCGACCCATAATAGGGCGATAATACATATGATTGTAAATATAATTGTTTTCATAATCATATAAGTTTTAATGCTTCCTGTAATCCTGCTTCAAGTGCTTCCTCGTAGGTATTATAACGGATAATAGGTCTGTCAGACAATCCTATCAAGTCATGTCTCGGAATTGTCAGTATATCATACGTCCAATAGTTTTCATACATATAGGATATTTCGATATGCAGGTTCTTGGTTTTACGAAGCCACTTTTGTGCAACGGATTGCGGAGGAACAGATAAATATCTATAACAATAGGGTAAAGTAGAAACATCCATAATATATTTTCTTTCATTGAATCCTTTCTCTTTCAGCAGCTCCGCTGTTTCCAATGTTACAAGTTCTTCAGTCATGGTGGTTCTCCTTTCCTTTAAAGTGTTCAATCAGTTCGTCTACGGTAGCCTTGTGATAACGTCCTGAAATAATGGTTGCATTATCCCAATTTTCATCCCAAAAGAACATAATGCCTTTTGGCTCTGTGAAATAATGATCGTTACCAATAGAATCGTCATAAGAAACGCTAAGAATGGAATCTGCTATAAACCACTGCATGTAGTTACTATCATCCCTCAATGCGGCGATAGCTAGAAAAAGTTCCTCGTTGGTTCCGCAATCAATCCTTCCTTTCTTGGTTACGGTATCTATATCATATATCACCCCATATAAATTCCCATAAGATGTTATGATTGCTCTTCCTTCTTCAATGCTTTTATGACTTCCATTGCCGTCATAATTATGTGCATCTAAGGTTGTATTACCAGAATTAAGTATTTCATATCCCAACTCTTCCAGCTTCTTCCGAAGCTCCGGTGTGTTTTTGCGTATAAAGCACGGTGTTGTAAATCCCATAATTATTCCTCCTTCCCAACTTTAACATATCCGTTTTCGATGCACCAGCACAGCATTTCATAGGCTGCATCAATGAGTTCTTTACTCTCTGTAATCTTTATCATAGACCTAGTATAAAATTCCATATACAAGCATGTATAGCTATCTGCAAGTTTTTGGATGGTTAGCACTTCTTTGCCGATGAAGCAAGGCAGCTTATCGAGAATGTCCTGCAAGGTGTAAGTTGTACGACAATAGTCGTAATTCGTATCGGCATCCAGAGAGGTTACAACCATGTTATCTGGATCTGATTCACTCCACTCGAAACACATGCTCCCATCGCTCGTATCAAACCCAATCTTCTGTAAATGTTTCATCTGTCCAACTGACAATACCTGTTTCATTTCTTTTCCTCCTCCATTTTAATCTCTGTTACTTTACCACGATTGACAAAGCACTGACCTATTCCCAAATCGAGTAAGGCACAATAGTTATCGTCTAAAAGATTAGAGCATTCCTGGCATAAGGAACATTCATTACATTTTATTTCTACTAATTCATGCAGCACCCCGTCTATTATTATTCCGTTCTTTACTTCCATATTAATCTCCTTTCTCTTTAATCCGTTCTAGTACATCTCTGTTGGCTTAGAGTATATCATCGAAAGAGGGAATAGGCATCCAATAGATGGGTTTACTATTATGGCATACCCACTTCCCGTTCATTACAAAAGCTACTTCGTAATAATATCTGCCCTCGTAATTAGTCCCAACCAAAACACTTTCTAACTCTTCCGGCAACCGTTCATTAACGCTTATCCAAGGAGATTGCTTGGATTGCCATTCGGCACCTTGTCTGAATGCCTCTTTAACTAATCTCATTTCTAAGCTATCATTGTATTGGCATTCATAACAATCTTCTGCCGCTTCCTTCGCTGCATCTTCTACTGTCTGTTTCATATCTATATCGGTTTTGTTCCTTATTGATCAATTACTTTTTTCAATTTATTAAAAGGCTTCTCTTTATCAAATCTAATCCCATCTTTGAACTCCAATATCAACTGCCAAAGCTGGTTTTGGTAAACATCACCTGCTTTATAGTCAGTCTTATAATGGCATTTCTGTGTAAGGGTTATTCCCTTAAATATATTCGTTGCATTAAGATATGTGGCTCCCCATTCTGTGAGCTCTACACTAACGGTATCATTCAAATCTATTTCTATCATAAATATTCCTTTCTTTTATTTTACATATTGCAATCTCCACACATATCCACAAGAAAATCAAATTCTTCTCGTGAGTATTCAAATCCATTGATTACGATTACCTCGCTACCATTTTGGTCAAAATAAACTCCATCATTCATTTCTGTTCCGTTATGTATAAATTGTTTTTCCATAAATTTTAGCAGCAGCGTATTCAAGATTACACCCCTTTGAGTCAACCCAACCAGGCGCAAAATAAACAGCATCACATTCCAATAGCCCTTCTATATCCTTACCCATGTGATAGGAGTATGGTTTTTCGCTATCTGGGGATAAATCGAAAGGTGTCACAACCTCAAAACCTTCCTCTTCCCACATTAGCTTGTAACTTTCTGCTTCCAAAGCAACGGCGTTAAGTGAGAAGCCACTAATTGGCAGGCTGATATATAGCTTCTTTTTCTTCATTTCTATTCTGTTTTACGCTAATTGTTTATCGAAAATCTTAATACATTCAAATAAATATTTTGCCACTGTTGGATTTACCGCATTGCCGATACTTCCAACTCTGTGTGACCAATCGGGAAACCCATCATCATTTCTAACAATGCTATGTGCTGGGATTTCAAGAATCCTTTTTGCACAAGTATATCCGACACTCGTATCTGATGTCCACTGTTTAAATATCGAGTTAATGCTTCCACATTTGCAAACGTCGCCTTGTAATCCGATTTTGTTGGAGTAGGCAATAAGATAAAGTCTTTCCCTTTTGTGTGGGTATCCAAAAGCGTAGTTTGATATACATTGCCATTCCGCATTATACCCGATTTTGGAAAGGTCGCATAGGACTTGTTCGAGACCGGAAATAGTGAGAGCTGGCGAATTTTCAATGATGACGTATTTAGGTCTAACTTCCCATATAATTCGGTACATCTCATTCCACAACCCGGAGCGCTTTCCCTTAATACCTTCACGTTTTCCGGCAACACTGATGTCTTGACACGGAAATCCTCCACTAATGATGTCCACATATCGGAGTCCGGTTGTTTTTGTAATATCTGTGAATCTTTCTGCATGAGGAAATTTGTTTTTTAATATTTCACCTTGAAATTTTTCTATCTCACAATTCCACAAAGTGTCAATTCCTGCCATTTCGGCACCTAATTCAAAACCGCCAATACCACTAAACAAGGAGCCGTGAGTCAATTTACTTTGCTTCATTTCTATATCGTGTTATGAACCATTTTCCTAATGTTAGGTAAATGGTAATTATTATCAATTAAATTCTAATTGCTCTATCAGTCAACTGTTAATCAACTTCCACTAACTCACCGTTTTCCAGTCATCAGCAGTTTTCATGATTTTCTAAACAGATGGCTGAACGCATTATCCAAATCCAAGTCCAGATTCAGTTTGGACGGGAAAGATTTAATGTATTCGTACATC